CTAAGAGATACAAAACTATCAACTATGATTACCTTGCTAAATTTAACGAAGGTAAAGAAACTCGATTAAATAAATTCCCAATTACTACTGATGAAGTTTCAGCAAGACTAGGCGCAAAAATTATTGTAACAGAAACTGAAAATCAATTGTTCACTGGATTCGGTGATATTTCTCAATCCCGTGCCATTCAAGATCGTATCTCTAGAATGAAACAGGCAGAAGCATTTAAAGTTTCAATAAAAGTAAAAGGTAGAACAGATTATACTGTTGGTCAGAAAGTTTATTTGGATATTAATAAAGCAGAACCAACATCTAGCGAAGATACACCAGAAGATACAAAAGATAAAATGTTTAGTGGAAATTATTTAATCTCGGCAATTAATCACTACATTGACAGAGAAGCGCATCATTCTTACATAGAAGCAATTAAAGATAGTTTAATATTTGATTTGAAGACAGGTAAAACATCATGAACCAGCCATTTTATACAGGTGTAGTTGAAAACAGAGATGACCCATTAAAGATTGGTCGCTGCCAAGTTCGTATTGTTGGTTTACATACAGAAAATAAATCACTACTACCAACTGCAGATTTGCCTTGGGCAGTTCCTGTATCTCCAATCAATTCTGCTTCAATGAATGGCATTGGTTGGTCGCCTGTTGGTCCAGTAAACGGGACATGGGTTCTTGTTACCTTCACAGACCAAGACCAGCAGAAACCTATTATGCTTGGTACCATTGGTGGTATTCCGCAAAGTAAATCAGCGGAAATTGCTATTGAAGAATCAGACAGTGATATGATTGTTACTGATGGTGGTATTTTAGTTGATTCTTCTGGAACAGAAGTTACCAATGCTAATGGTATTCCTGTTACTGTTGGCACTAGTGATGCGCAAGCAAATCCTTCTTCAACAAAGAAACCAACAACAGCTGCTGATGTTCCAAATTTAACAGAGCAAAAGACACCGAATAAACCATCGGATACTGTCCTTAAACAAGATATTACAACAGAACCACCAAAGGGATCAACTGCCAACCCAACTGTTGCTAAACAAAATATTCAGTATCTATTAGAAGCGTGTGATAAAGTTGGATTAACAAGTAAGTATGCTAAGTGTGCCATCCTTGGTATTTGTGGTGGCGAATCTTCATGGTTATGTGTTGAAGAAGGATCATATTACTCAAAGGCAAGTTCTCTTTCAGCAATTTTTAAAAGATCATTTCCAACAGAAGCAGATGCTCAGCCATATGTTAAATGGGCTGGAACGAAATTTGATTTCTTTAAGAAAATTTATGCGCCTGACGGTAATGGTAAATTGCTTGGTCATAAAGATCCAGATGATGGTGGTAAATACTATGGTCGTGGATTTAATCAGATTACAGGTAAATCGCTTTATTTACAATTACAAAAATATCTAGCAACGAAAGGTGTCGTTGTTGATTTTGTAAATAAACCAGAATCTTTAGTTGAAGATCCAGCAACTTCTGCTTTAGCAACAGCTGCTTTCTATGCGCTTAATGTTAAACACGATCAAAATGATCCAGGATATTTCGTTGCTGCTTTAAAACGAACAGGTGCTGATGCAAACGGAACTGGCTACGCAAAGAAACAAAAGTTCTATGAGTATTTCCTTGGTGCTGCAGTTGCTGTTGATTCAACAAATAAACCTTCTGCCGATGATCAAAAGGTTTATACAAAGGAAGAAGTAAAAGATCTTCCACCTGCTAAACAAGCAGCATTACTGGAAGATCGTTCAGATTCAAATATCCTTGGGTTCAGAGATCCGAAGGGTAAATATCCACTTCGTAATTTATTAGATGAACCAGATACTAATCGTTTGGCTCGTGGTGTTATTAAAGAAACAGCGATTGAGTTTAAAGACTCAGTAAGAACTATTGCTATTCCTGCTGCGAATGGTGACGATTCATGGGATCAACCTCTTGCTCCGTTCGGTGGTATGTATCCATACGCAAAAGTTTTAGAAACAGAATCAGGACATTTATTTGTTCTTGACGATACACCTGAAAATGAAACACTAAGTTTATATCATAAACAAGGAACATTCCTTGATATAGATGCTAATGGAACGCAAGTTAATAAGATTGTCGGTGATGGGTATACGATTATAGATCGTAATGGTTCAATCTTTATTGCTGGTAAAGCAAACCTAACTGTTGGTAATGGTGTTAATATCCTTGTTCAAGGAACAGCTGATATTCAGGTGGATGGTTATGCCACTGTCAATTTACAGAACAACGCTGATATTGGCGTTGGTGGAGATTTAAATCTTGCCGTTGGTGGTAACTTTAAAGTTCAAGCAGGTGGTAGTATTGATTTTAAAACAGAAGCAAAATTTGGTATTACTGCTGCAGATAATATTACTCAAAACGCTGGAAAATCTTTTGGTGTAACTTCTGGTGTAGATATTAGTATGAAATCTACTGGTAAGTTTTACGCAGACTCTGCAGGAGATACACATATTCATGCTGCGGGTTCAGTATATAATACTGCTGGTGGAGATAACCATATCCGTGCTGGTGGAAATATTAATGTTGATGGAACACAATTCCATGGACAAGAAGGCGCAGCTGGAACTGCCACTGGCGCACCAGCAGTAGAAGCAAATACTGTTGCTCTTACATATCTTGATTTTGCTGAAGGAAGAAGTAATCAGTTTAACTATCTAACAACACCTGTTAGACCTTCTCCTCCTGTCCAATTAAAGTATGCAATTGATGAAGAAAATAATGCTTTAGTTGCAGATTATATTGCTAACCCTGCGAAATATAAAAATCCTGAAGCAGCAGAGGGTGGTGTAAAAGAAAATTATGCAGGAACACCGAAAGATGATGGTCAAGGTAAGAGCTTAATCGCAACAAATACAACTGGCGATCTTTACTTGTTCCTACAGAAACAACTTCAATTGGCTCAATCTGGATACTGGTCAGAAACAGGTATGGGTGGTGCAGTTTCAAATGCTAACATTACTCGTATTTGGGCAGACCTTGGATATCCTAAGTCAGGATTATGGGTAACTGATCAAACTGCTTGGTGTATGGGATTCGTAAACTGGACATTGAAACAGTGTGGTTATCGTTATGTTCAAACAGCTTCTGCTGCTGAGATAACAACTAACACTGCTCGCTGGAATGCGACTAAGATTGAAAATCTGGCAGATGCTCAGCCTGGAGATATTGCTTTCTGGAAATATCGACATGTTAATTTCGTATACAGTAATGTCGGTGGTAAACTAACATTCGTTGGTGGAAACCAAGCAGATAAAGCAGCAAATAATCCATCAGGTGGAACAGTTAATAATTCTTGGCCATCTGGGTATGTTGTTCCAGGAAATGGATCTTTAGTAGCAATCTATAGACCGAGCAAAGCATAATGCCAGCAATAGCAACTGAAAATAACAGATCGACTGGAGCATGTGGTAAAACACCTACTTTACCAATTGGTCCATTTACTTCAACAGTTACCTTTGCTGGTAGAAAAGTTCAATGGCGTGGTGTAACTGTTTATAACGACCATCCAGATTTGGTCACACATCATGGATCAAGAACAGTAAAATCATCTCAAAGCACTCCTTCAACTATGTTTTTTGAGGGTAAACCAATTGCATTTGAGGGAGATCTTTTAGATGATAATGATACGATCGCAGCTTTGGCTGGTAATACTTCTTTCGGATAACCCTTATAAATAATACATATGGTAAGAAATACAAGAATATTCTCTGATATAGATTTAAATTTTATCCCGTCTCCAATGTCATTAGTGATTAATACAGGGATAGGGTTACTCTCAGCCTCAACTTCTAGTAATCTTGTGCGTGGGACTAGAATTTGGGCTCCACTAACATCTATTACAGTTGGCCAGACTTTCTTTTGGAATTTTAATTTATATACATGTGCTGTTGCTGGAATTACTGGAGTTTCTGGTCCATCTCATACAACTGGATCAGCATTAAGTGGTTCAGCCAGATTGGTGTTTAGTGGTGCTCGCCCAACAGATGCTGCTGTAACTAATTTTGAAGCATATGATATGCTTTACCGTAATCTTTATATTAATGGAGTTTTCCTTGGTAAAGTTAAATCTACTATTGATACTTATACAGTAGAGTTGTATACTCCTGCTAGACAGAATGTTACTTTACAGCCATTTACTTACTCAAATCCAGCAGATTTAGTAAAACGATACGACGAAAATGCTATTAAAGCAGCTGTTAAGAATCTTATTCTAACAACAAATTATGAACGAAAATTCCATCCTGAGATTGGTTCTCAGATAAGAGGGTTATTATTTGAGCCAGCAACACCAATGTTAGGTGCTGTGCTTGAAAGAACAATTAGACAAACGATAGATAATTTTGAGCCAAGAGTGTCATTGGACCAAGTTGATTGTAAGGTTAATCCAGACAATAACAGCGTAGATGTTTCAATTTATTTTACAATTTTAAACACTCAAACACCTCAATTTCTTAATCTAGTATTAGAGAGAACACGATAATGGCACTTACCAGTAACCGAATTAATGTAGCGGAGTTAGACTTCGATAATATCAAAGAAAATTTAAAAAACTTTCTTCGTGGACAAGACCAATTTAAAGACTATGACTTTGATGGTGCTGGTCTCAATATTCTGTTAGATGTTCTTGCTTATAATACGCATTATAATAATATCTACACAAATCTTGCTGTTAATGAAATGTTTCTTGATTCAGCAGCGAAGCGTTCTAGTGTAGTTTCTCTTGCTAAAATGCTTGGATATGTTCCTCGTTCAGCAAGTTGCGCAAAATCAACAATTGATCTTCGTATTGTCAATCCTTCATCAACACCGACAGTTACAACTTTACCATCATATCAACCATTTACAACAATGGTTGATGGTCAGACTTATACTTTTTATAATCAAGGTGATTATACAACTTCAAATGGTCCAAATGGTTATGTGTTTTCAGGTGTAACATTAATTGAAGGAACCC